TGAACTAAAACGGAGGCAAGACGCTATCATATCCTACCAGGAATATATTAATGGTTTGGGGAGTACAGTAGAGTTTATGACTAAAAGAATTGATGAAGTAGATGCTAAAGGCACCTTTAAAAGCGATGATGAAGTAGGTTTTTTCTTTGAGCGGCTTAAAATGTTAAACGATATGCTAAGACCATACAATGTTAAATTATGATTGAAATAGTAGTTAAAAAGAAAAAAGGTATACAATATTTTACTCAAGAAACAGAAGATGCTATTGTAAGATATAATAAGTCAACTGACCCTGTAGAAAGAGAAAGAATATATCACAGATACATTCACTACGCGTTTTTTAAGTTAACTGAAAATATTATTCATACTTTTAAATTCTATTATACTGAAGTAGAAAATATTGAGGATCTCCAACACGAGGTAATTACCTTTCTTCTATCTAAGATGCACCTGTATGATCAAACTAAAGGATCTAAGGCATACTCTTATTTTGGTACTATTGTAAAAAGATATTTAATTATATCTAATACGCGAAACTATAAGCGTAGAATCGATAAAGCCCCAGTAGAAGGAGTAGAAGAGGACGAACGCCATTCATACCAGATAGATGAGATGACGGCAAGTGATCCTCACCAGGATAAACTTTCTATATTTATAGACTTATACACAGAGTATTGTACCGAAAATATCTTTGAATTATTCGCTAAAGACGAAGACGCTCAAATAGCGGATGCTATATTGGAGCTATTCCGTAAACGAGAAGACATAGATATATTCAATAAAAAGGCACTTTACATATATATAAGAGAGCAGGTAGATGCTAAAACCCCTAAAATTACTAAAATAGCTAACCAGCTATACGATATATTTAAACACAACTATATATTTTATTTAGAACACGGTTATGTAAACTTTAAATAACCCAGTATTTATAACTATGAGCCAGTTTGATAAAATAGTATTCGGTAAGAAAAAATTCTCTGATCTTTTAGAGGAGATCTACGATAACCAAAAGAAAAAAGATAAGCAGGTAACTGCCCTTGTTAAAGAACTTCAACCTATGATCGAGGAGATAGGTGACGCTACCTTAATTGTTCCATTAATTAAAGAATATATGGAAATTGGGGTTAAAAACGATGATCTTTTAATTAAAATGGCTGCTTTAGCACAACGTGCTATGAACAGCGAGTCAACCGATGCTGGGTTAGGTATATCAGATGAGGAAAAACAACAACTACTTGACGAAATAAGTAAGTTTAAGTCTGAGGAGTAATGGCTAGTAGTAGAGGTCTTATAGCTATTAATAATGTAGCTAATAGTTCTAATCAAAATAGTTTTGGAACCTTTACTAATTTAGGACTTAATAGTCTTATAATAGCCGCACGTGTTATCAGTATTGTATTAGATGAGGCTAATCCTAGATTTAAAGAATTTGGTGAATGGAATGGTTTAGGCACTATCGAATTTGATTTAGTAGATTCACCTACCCCTCCTAATCAATTATATCCTACAGCTCGTCCCTTGGATCCTTCTGTAAAGAGTTTTCCCTTAATAAATGAGATTGTTTATATTTTAGCTTTACCTAATACAAACATTGGTGAATTTGCTTCTACTAAAACTAACTATTACATAAACACAGTAGGAATTTGGAATCATCCTCACCATAATGCTTTTCCTCAAAACTCTAATATATTACCCCCGTCACAACAAAAAGACTACGTTCAAACACAATTAGGTAGTGTAAGAAGGGTAACTGATCAATCTACTGAAATATTTTTAGGAGCGACATTTGTCGAAAGAGGCAATATACATCCACTTTTACCTTTTGAGGGAGATAAAATTATAGAGGGTAGGTGGGGTAATTCAATGAGATTAGGATCTACAGTAAAAAATACCCCAAATACTTGGTCTTCAACAGGAGAAAATGGAGACCCAATTACTATAATTCGTAATGGGCAAGGTAACCAAACAGATGAAGGGTGGATCCCCACTATAGAAGATATCAATAACGATGATACCTCTATATATTTTACAAGTACCCAAAAAATACCTTTAGAGGCCTCTAGTATAAACGATTATTTTAGTTATACTAGTAATCCTCCAGCTAGACCTAATGAATACGCAGGAAAACAAATAATTTTAAATTCAGGTCGTTTAGTATTTAACACAACCGAAGATCATTTACTTTTAAGTTCGATAAAATCTATTAACTTAAATGCTGTTGAATCTATTAATTTTGATACAACAGGTCCTACTGTTTTACAGTCAGGTGAAGTATATCTTGGGTCTAAAAACGCTACTGAACCGGTTTTACTTGGTCAGTCTACCATAAATCTACTACAGACGCTACTACAAGAATTAGCGACGTTAACTAACATATTATCACTTCAAGTAGGTGTTCCCCCAGGTGTTCCATTAGCTCCTACAAATACTCAAGCAGCATTAACTAATATTACTATTACTAATCTGTTAACTCAGTTGAATGGTTTAATGTCTAATTCTGTAAAAACTGTATAATGGGACCTTTAGAACTAGATTTAATTAGACAAGAAGAAGCAGCGGCTAGGCAACAAGCCCAAGAAAATACTCAATTACAGCAAGTTGATTCTACTATAGTTGAACAAAGTATCCCAGAGGAATTGAAACTTAAAGGTAAAGCTAAATTTGGACAACGTATCTTAAATCTAGGTAAACAAACTATAAAACTTATTTTACCTAAACTAACATCTTTAGCTCAAGAATATGCTATTGGGGAATTTGAAACAGCAAAAGCAGCAGCTACTTCACCTGAACAAATAGATGCATTAAAACAACAATTTTGTCCAGCTCCTGATCAATTACAAAGATTATTAGATACTAGAAATAACATAGTAGGTCAACTTAATTCAATTGGAACTAAATTAAATACTCTAAATTTTAGTATTGGGGGTTTACAAGATGTAACTAATACTTTAAAAACTTTATTATCTACAGTTAATACCGCTAAATTAGTAGCCTCTGCTGCTGCTAAAGTAGTTCCAATTATACCTGGTGCTGTGCCTGCTTTATTAAATGATTTAGAAACTATTGACGATAAGATTTTACCTTTATTAGAAAAAAACTCGGGCAGCATTAATGCAACCTCAATCCCAGTAGCTGTAGTTACCTCTATCATTAACAAAATAGTTAACTCTTTAAGTCAATTAGATGATCTAATTAAATTATGTGATCCTAATTCTACTTTAGATTCTTTATCAGATATTATAGTACAAACTGCTAATAGTCAAACTCAATCAGACTTAAACGATGGGTCTTATAAAGGATTTAGTTTCCAAATAGAGGAAGTACCTTTTAGCCCTACTGTCAATCGTTTAAAAGCTATAGCTTTAAATCAAGGGGGTATTCCACTATTAGAAACCCCTTTATCTTTTACAACAAACAGACAAACATTAATCGATGAACTTAAGCTAATAATTGACAGAGACGATTTAAAAGCTTTTTAATTTTAATATTTATAACAGATGAAACCCAGCGAATTAAAATCATTTATCAAAGAAGCAGTTAGAGAAGCTATCCAAGAGGAACTAAAAGATATCCTTTTGGAAGCTGTTCGTGCTCCTAAAGCACCAATTCAGGAAGCTTATAAGATGCATCCTGTAACTGTTGACGCTCCTACAACACAAGTCCCACAAAAATCCACAGCTGATAAAAGAGCTATGATGGAAAGTATTATGGGAGATATGAGAAGAGGACAAGATACTCTTTCATTTAACTCAGCGAATGCTGTAACTGCAAATACTTTACAAGTTGCTCCTGGTATGAACACTACAGGAGATGGGACCAAATTACCAGAAGGTAATGTTGGTTTAGATATGATTATGGGTCTAATGAAAGGTAAAAGATAATGGCATTCGGAGCACAAAAAATATTCCCAATAGACACCAAGCCAGGAACGGCGGTTGGTGTGGCTATACCTTTTGATGCTCCTGGGGTTTTTTATTCTACCTATACTACCCAAAATGCTGTTAGGAACAATCTAATTAATTTCTTTCTTACTGAGCCCGGGGAAAGATACTTGAATCCAACATTTGGTGGAGGATTAAGATCCTTTATATTTAACCAAATGACAGACGATAACACAGAATATCTTAAAGCGGATGTTCAATCTAAAATCTCAACATACTTTCCTAGTGTTATAATCCAAAGTCTTGATGTTTTACAAGACCCAGATTATAATACTATCAATGTGATTATAAAATATATTATAGCGGATACTACTATATCAGATGAAATTCAAATAGCATTTAACTAATGGCCATAAGACGCAACATACAATATTTAAACAAGGATTTTACCGAGTTAAGAGCGAGTTTAGTAAACTACGCTCGCACTTATTTTCCTACAACCTACAATGACTTCTCTCCATCATCACCTGGTATGATGTTTATGGAGATGGCAGCCTATGTAGGTGATGTTATGTCTTTCTACTTGGATAACCAAATTCAAGAGACATATCTGCAATACGCCCGCCAAACAAATAATTTGTATGAGTTAGCTTATATGTTTGGTTACAAACCAAACGTAACTCAAGTTGCAACTGTACATGTAGATTTTTATCAGCAGGTACCTGCTATATCATCTGGGGGTTCATTTCAACCAGATTTTACCTATGCCCTATACATTCCTGAAAATACTACAGTAGTATCATCAGCTTCAGGAAGTATATCTTTTATTATAGAAGACCCAGTAGATTTTAGTGTTTCATCTTCTGGTGATCCTACTTC